AATTTTGTCTTTGAAACTCAGCTCCCATGTTTCGCCGTTTTTAAAATCCGGCGCAGTGCCGATATATCCGGTGCCAGCAGGCAGAGTGACGGTGATTGTCCCGCTCTCGGCAAAGGTTAAGCGTATCCAGCACTCGAAGTCGCCTACTGGATAGTTCAAGGTTAGCGTTGTAACATCAGTCAAGCGATATTCCGTATTGTCAGCAAGTGTTATCGTTGTGCCACTTGTGACCTGCGACGGCTTAGCTTGTTTGTTGTCCCATATATTGACCTTTTCGGCGGTTATCTCATCTAAAATGCTCTTGTTATCGTGTTCATGGGCTTTATTGGCAACCGGAATATATGTGTTGTTGATAAAATTCTGCAAGCTAACATCAACCGTGCCTGCTGCGCCCTGCAAGGTAACGCCTATATATTTTGCGTACATACCTGCAAGTGCGTAATATATAGCCGTGTCAAGTCCTGCTTTTACAGTATTTTCTTCAATCTCAGCCCACGGAAATTCTGTTTGGACTTCTTCGGGCAGTTCGTAGTTGACATCTGCTGCTGTTGCTGCGCCACCGCCGCCCAATATCTCTTTGCCGTCAAACTGCAATTTTCCGTCCGCGTCTGACAGGCGGTCGAGGACGAATTTGTTAGCGTGGGTGTGGCGGGCTGCGGAATTTAAGGCTATCTCTGCTTCAATCGATTTGCTCACTTGCTCTGTGCTGCCGCTTGGTATCGCATACAACGCAGTGCCATAAATCACGGGGGCTTTGCCAATGATATCGCCATCCGCAAAAGCCACCAGCTGCGCGGCTATCTGCCCCGGTGCAGGGATGATATCACTCGTCAATGTGACAGTCACACATCCGTCAACAGGGGTTAATAACTCGGTCTGCAAATATTCTCCGGCTGAGGATTCGAAATACACTCTGTAACCGTCTGCCCCTTCGATATGCGAAGGTACAGGCAAGACGAGATTTACAATATTGTTCTCGCCCTGGTAACCTATCTCATAACCGCGCGGGTGAGCATAATCAATCGTTATCGTGGTTGTCCGCATCGTCTACCGCCTCCTCTTCCTGCAACATTTCATTGAGCATCTCTATTTTACCGAGCTGTTTGATAAGCTCGGTACGGACATATTCAAGACGGCTTGTCAGCTGTTTTGTTTCCTGTTCAAGCTGCCTTGCCGTTTCTCTGGCTGTACCGAGTTTTTTTCCGAGTTCAGTTTTTATCATATTAGACTTACCTCCTTACGCAAGTTTTTTGTAAATACCGTTGCCGTTAAACTCCGCATACAAACCGGTGTTGTCAACAAACAGTCGTCCAGTGTACCCGCCACCGGATTTAAGTTCAAGGCTCATGCCCGCTCCGCCGCTACCGCTTGAGTAGATGTTGATTCGCGCCGGAATTGTGCCTTTTGAGTTATTAGCAAGCTGCATAAACGCTTTTGCTTCGTTTGTCGCACCTATTTCCGCACTTATATCCGTTGACCTGAATGGGGCGTGAGATATAAAACCTATACTTTCGCCGTTACTGTCAACAGTCATTATCTCGTTGACCTCGACACACTGTCTAAACCGCGCTCTTGCCTTTTCGATAAGCGCATAATCGGTCTGCCAATGTATTATTCCGGTTTTGTTCTCGTCGCTTTCGCCGAATCTAAAGCCTTTTGTGTTTATCCCATCAATGCTTGGCAACGGCGACGCAAATGTCGCGTAATAGTAGTTGTCCACCATTGCGTCAGTAACAGTCAAATAATTGTAATTTGTACCCGTCGCCATATTTGTGGCGTAGTACATTTGCAGATATCCGCCCGACAAGTCGGTTTTAAATGCATCGCTCTCTATCGACAGGCTACCGCCGTCAAGGTTTATATCGCCGCCTGTGATGTTGATGTCGGAGGCTTCGATGTGTCCGGTTTCGAGGTTAAAGGAAAATTCGCCATTTATGGACTGCATTATGCCGGCGCGGATGATGTTCGCGTTTAGAATGCCCGTGTCGATAAAGTCAGCGACAATGTGACCGTCCTGCGTGACTGCTGTCCTGTATGGTCCGGAGTAGCCGCCGGACGAATGACCAAAGCCGGAAAGATTAAACCGCCATATGTTTTTGGCGGTCGAGATGTCCGGCGTGTCCATGATTAAAATTTCCTGCGGATTCTGCGACGGGTTGAGTCGGACATATCCGCCGCTGTTCCCGGTGATTGCCGCCGTTGCGTCGGCTATCGCCTTTTCGTATGCCGCCGTCAAGTCGGACTTCGCCGAGACGAGCTGACCGCGCAGGTCTTTGGCCTCGTTGACCGTCTGTTTTATGACGTCGGCAAAATTCGCACGCGGCGATCCGAGGTCAATGGATGTGTACCGCTCGCGCAGGACATCATAGACCGTTTTAATTACCTTTGCTTTGATATTGATGTTGAGGTCTTTGTGATAGATCTGCACTGTGTCGCAAAGGCTGACAGACTCGAGCGCGGAAAAACTCGCGTATTCCGGCGACTGCGACAAGTCCACAAATGACACCGTCATTGACACGGTCGGCGAGTTGATGTCATTTGCCGCCGCGTATGCCGCCACCGCCGAGTCAAGCCCGCTCTGCGTGATTTTGCTATCGCCGCCCGAAAAATCGGACGAAAAATCGCGTATCAGCGTTTTTGCATTGATGCCGCTTGAGTTGATCACTGCCTTATAGCTGTGCAAGTCGACATTGTCGTTTTTGACATAGCCATATATGCCGGTGTATGCGCTATCCATGTCGATATCGCACTTTAACTCCGTCATGTTGCGACCGTATGCAATTCTGACCCCGCGATCTTTGCCGCGCGCCTTGTGCAGCTTTATCGTGTGATTGTCAAACTCGTACTCGCCGCCGTAGACGTCAAGGACGGAGCCGGACACTCCGCCGAGCGCAGCGCGCGCCGAAACATTGGTCAGTGCGATTGACGACGACAGAGTGATATCGGTCGTCGCCACGGAAAAGCCTGTGTCCTTGCCGAGCTGATTCTTTGCGGCGGTCAATATGGCGTTGATAGCGACCTGCGCGTTTCCGGATGCCGAAACGGTCGGCACCGGATAGCCGGAAAGTGCGTAGCTGATATGCTCGCAGCTAACGGTAAACATGCCGTTGATAGGCTTTGACACTTTGCGGATGTGGAAAAACTGATTTGCGGCGGTCGCGTTTGGCTTTGCCTTGACATATCGGTCAATGACAAGATCTGCGGCGTATCGTCCGAGCATCGGATATTGAAATTCGAGCTCGAAAACGCCGTTGCGCTCTTCCGTGCATTGGCAGTCGCTCGCCTCGGCAAGCCAACCGATTTTGGTTTTTGCGTCCGGCTTATAAAGTATCGGTATCATAAGCGCCTCCAGTGCGGCACGATCTCGACCTTGGTCACGGTTCCGCCGCTCCAACTTATAGCATTTCCCCCGGGTGACAGCACCGGAAAGCTGTCAAAGTTGGCTCTGTCCGGTTTGCCGGTCGCGCCGGTATAGACAAGCTGCAGGCTGCTGTCGCACTCGATATAGCTACCGATGTTTAAAAACGGAAAGGCTTGACCACCAATCGAAAGCGTGATGTTTCCACTGCCGTATATCTTGATATATGGCAGCGCGGAATACGCCGTCGGATTGGTGATTTTTTTCGCCGCTGTCAGCGTCGTTTTGACATCGCCGGAAGTCAGAAAGCGGAACGGCTTGCAGCTGAACACCAGCTTCGCCGTGCCAAAATTCCGGATCTGCTCGTCCCAATCCTGCCCGCTCGTGCAGATTGCCATGCGATAGCTGCTTGTGTCGGAGCTGTCCGCCAGTTTAGCATATGCCGCACTGCCGAAAAGCCAGTCTGCGATAGCGTCGCGGTTTGCCGCAATGTCTTTGCAGCCGACGGTGTAGGTGATTTCTACATTTTCAAGGTCGTCGATGCTCGAATCGATTATCAAAAGCCCGGCGCGGCCGGGAATCTTTTGCAGATCATACGGTCGCGCCGGTGTTTTGTTGATTGTTGCCCCCTGCACCACAAGGCCGAGGTCGCTTGATTTTTTGGAATTGAATGTGAAAGTTTTAGGCATATGCCCGCTCCTTTCTGCGCATCTCGTCGTAGATTTCCTCGGCGATGCGCGAAGCGAGAGCCCTCACATCGCCCCCGCCGTCTGCGGCATTTATGGTGACATTAAAGTTGTAGACCTTATTGCCGCCGCTGACTGCCGCCCGCGCTCGGCGCGCCGTGAAATTCCCTGTTGCGTTGATGTCGACATCCATCGGTATGGAGTCGGTCATTCTCTTCGCGACATCGCGCATCGTGGTTTCAAAGCCGACGCCAACGCCGAGAGCCATGTTTTTACCGATCTGGTCGCGGAAAACGGTCGACGGTGAGTGTATGCCGAGCACCGATTTCATCGCTTCGGTGACGGCAGAACCGAGAGACTTGATTTTTCGGATAAGCCAGTCTTTCATGTTCTTGATACCGTTCCACAAGCCTTCAAGAAGATTTTTACCGAGTCCGGCAAAAACGGTTGACGGCGAGTGTATGCCGAAAAAGTTTTTGAAGCCTTCAAGCATTGCTTTGCAGACCTTGACAATTGCGTCCACGACAAGACCTTTGTTGTCCCACAAACCTTTGACGATGCCGCCGATCAGCTGAAATGCCGCCGGAACAAGACGCGGAGCATTTGCGATAAGCCCGGTCGATATTTCTATCACCAGTCTGACCGCCGAGTTGAGAATTTTAGAAAGATTATCATCCTGTAGCAGTGCATTGACAAGCGAGTCGACGAGCGTAAACGCCGCGTCTATCACTTTGTCGATGTTATCTGCAAGCGCGCCGACGAGCACGACAATAAGCGTGACCGCCGCCTGCATGATAGGATCTAAATTCGCGACGATTCCGTCGACCAGAGTAAAGACGACGTCAACCGCGCCGGAGAGTATCGGCGCGAGGTTGGAGACGAGGCCGTCGAGTAGAGAGTTGACCATCTGCGCGCCTGCGTTAAGCAGTGACGGCGTTTGCTCTAAAATCGCATTGATAACATTCTGCACGACCGGAGCGGCGTTTCTAACGACCGCCTTAACCGAGTTTAAGAGATTCATAATCATCGGTTCGAGGTCGGCTTCGCTGTTGCCGAGGTTTTCCTTGAGCGTCTGCATTGCCGCCTTCGCCATGCCAATAGATCCGGTCAGTGTGCTTTCCGCTTCACGCGCAAAATTGCCTGCATACTGCTCCGTTTTTTCAAAAAACATCTGCATCGCAAGCTCGGCTTTTTCGGCGTTCGACGCCTTATTCCAGACAAAGTTGATTCCTTTTCCGGCGGCGTAAGCTTCGAGCGTCGTCGCATTCATCGCGACACCGAGGTTGTCCATCATTGTAAAGTTGCCCTTGGCCGCGCCTGCGATAGACTCAAGCGCCTGCGATGTGTCAATGCCCATGACGGACGCGACGTCGGTCGCGCGCTGCATAGCCTTTGTGGTTAGCTCAAGGCTGCGCTCCTGCGACAGCCCGGAGCCCTGGAACAGCGAGCCCATTTTGTTCGCGGTCGCGAGGTATTCGCTCTGAGCAACGCCCATGTTTTTATAGGCTTCTTTACTTTTTTCAACGACCGCATCGGCATAGCTGCCAAAAACAGCCTCCGAGCCGCCGAGGTTCTGCTCAAGCTCGCCGAAAGCGGAAACGGAATCTTTGACAAAATCAACAAAGCCCTTTGCGATGTTTTTGCACGCCGAAGCGACGCTTTTCAGGCCGTTGACAATAATGTCACTTATGACGTGAGCCTTGATAAGGTCGCCAAACTTGATGCTTTTCTTTCCGGCTTCTTCGAGGCTGTCTCCTGCATCGTCGGCGCCTTTTCGGAAATAGGTAAAGCGCTCTTTCGCGTCGTTCAGCTTATTCCTAAGCTTATCAAAAACATTGATTTTTTCTTTGAAAGTTTCAAGCTTGTCATGCACGTTTTTCAGCGACGCGCCGAACTTCTCAATTGCAGTCTCAGGCTTCTTTTCCTTGACCTTTTCAAGCTCTTCTTTCGTTTCGTTAAGCTTGGCGTTAGTTTTGGCAAGCTCGGCTTCGGCGTTGTTAAGCTTCAGAGTCCAGCTTCTCACCTGCTCCGAGCCGTCGCCGAATTTTTCGTTTGCTTTTTGTAAGGCGGTTTTGATAAGCTCGATTTTTTCCTGCTGCTTTTCCGCAGACTCGGACAGTGTTTTTCCCTGCGCCGTCCACAGCGCCATTTGGTCTTTGTTCTCAAGAAAAACGGCACTGTTTTTCTTCATCTCGCTTTTAAGGACCGAGAGACTTTTGTTAATGCCGGTTACGGCGTCTTTAAAGTCCTTTTCGCCGTCAAGCACTATCGCGCCGCGCACTTTTAAATCATTAGCCATCATCCACCTCCTCCTCTTTGACTAATCCATGCCATATGCAATAATTTTCAAACAGGCTTGTGACTTGCCGCAAGGTCAGCCGCCAAGCCTGCGCAAAAGGAAAGCCGAGTAATGCCGTCGCTCTGAAAATCCAGAGGTCAACATCGACTATTACTCGGCTTGGCTGTTTTTTGTTTCTTCGAGTCCTGCCGCTTCTGCCACGGCATCGACGGCGGCGTTCAGCTCATCGTCCTCCGGCAGCTCCTCGGCGGTCGGAAGCGACACGCCGAAGGTCTGCATCAGCACGTCGGTGTACTCGCTGATGTTCCCTATGTCGATTTTTCTGCCGATATAGCTCTCGGTGACATGCTCAAGCTTGACATCGTGGTCGTCGTTGTAAGCATCGACCGCGTCATTGATAAGCACGGCAAGGATCCACTTAAGTTGTTTGACCTCACTCGACGCTCCAAAGACATTCTCAAGCTCGCCATACCTCTCCTGCAGTTGCTCGATGCAGTTAAGCGTCAGAGCGACATTATATGTCTTTCCGCCGATAGTCAGCGGAACCCGTCTTTCTTTTGTTTCGCAAATAATAGCGTTCATAACAGACGCGCGGGCGAGTTTCCCCGCCCGCTCCTCCTTTTTGGTTTATGTGTCGGAAACCGTGATTCCGAACTTGGTCTTAAGTGCGGCAATCGCCTCGGCAGCGGTGGTGTAATAGGTCTTGGTACGCCATGCCCCGGACTTGTCCGCTATAGCCTTGCCCTCGAGCGACGAGGTGTTAAAGGTGATGTTGTCGCCTTTGGTGGTGTGCGTCTCACTCGGGAGCGAGAATTTGACCTTGTGGACAACATAAGTCAGATACTTTCTGACGCCGTCCACGACCTCGACGGAAACAAAGCCGTAGCCGCCATATACCGGCGCGTCGCTCGCCTTTGAGGTCAGCACGGTCGGCTTCGGTGTGCCCGTGCCGGTGCCCTCCGTCTTGGTCTCGCCGAACATGCTCACAAAAACTTCAACCGGAATCGTTGATGTCTCAAGAGTGATGTCGGCATCTTTAAATTCTGTTTCATACTCCGCCAGTGCGTCGTCGGCATAGAGAGAGCCTTCGACCTTGTTCGGTTTGACTTCGGTCTTGACCATCTTGCCGACAAAAGCACCGTTTTCGTAGGTTATCGCCGAGTCAGTCTCTGACTTTATCGGCGCAAAAACAGGCAGAGATGCTTTAAACTGTGCCATTTTTTAATCGTCCTCCTCGTCATTGACTACGCCCTCAATCTCGGCATCAACCGCGATTTGGACATAGTTCTTTTCTTCATCGTACAACTCCGCAGTCGACGTGACCGTAAAGCCCGCCGCGCGGAGCCGTTTTCTGATTTGCTTTTTGTATTTCTGCGGATTGTTCCGCGTCCACAGCGACACGCGCACATATGTGCCGTCATATATCGGCTCATCGTCCGCCCAAAACTCCGGCCGCTCGTCGAGATAGGAAAAAGTGATATATTCCTCGTCGTCACCGGAATAAAAATTCGGATAGATTTTCATTCCCATATCGCCGAGTGCCGACCTTATCAGCTGATTCACATTCATCACTTTAACCCCGTTTCTTTCTTAAAAGTCTCGGCCATCGCCCGCTCGCACTCGCTCTTGCTATCGTTTAGAGCTTTAGTCAAGATCGGTGTCGGTGCTTGTTTTTTCGTGCCGTACTCCATGTGCGCGAGAATCTCCATGTTGCGGACTGGCGTTTTGCGCTCTTTAAGCTCGCCTTTTGAGTTAATGTACTGTGTCGCAACTCCGGTCGGTCTGACCGTGGCGATATATGCGCCGTCTTTTGTCCTCTTCGCGCGGGTCTTTTTGACGCTATCAATCATCGTGCCGGTTCTGCGATGTTTCGCAAGCTCGGCTTTGACCCGCTTTTCGAGGATTGGCACCGCAGCATTGACCATCTGCGGCGCGTACTTGTCGACATCTGACAGCTTGCCGAGACTTCGTAAAAAAGCCGGATTTATTTCAAAATCAAACTTTCCCATTCAGTCCACCTTCATGTCGGAGCAGTGCAGCTCCGTCAGACCGTCGAGTCGGTCATAGACGCGCGTTATCTGCAGTTTCGTTTCGCCGTCGTAGACAAAATTGCTACGGCGGTCAAAAGACCGCGAGCGCACGACATAGACCCGCTCGACTTTCATTCCGGCTTGCGCCGCTTCATAAAACTCGCTAGACTTCGACGACTCCGCATGCGCCCACAGCGGCAGGCGCCGCTCGGTGTTTTTCTCGTAACCGTCGGCGTCCTGCCCGCTCTTGTCGATATAGGCGACCTCAATTCTGTTTTTCAGATACATCGGCTCCTGCCTCCGTTCTCAGCTGCAGTGCAAAGCTGTTAAAAAGCTTCTCGGTGTTCGCCGACACCGTGCGGTTTAGCTCGCCGCCGTCGTACATATCACGCACGGCGACGAGCACAAGAAACTGTGCGCGCGGATCTTCAAGGTCGCAGTCGTCGCCGACGGCAGCCGAGAGGAATTTCTCGGCCGCGTCGATAAAGCCTTTTATCATTGCATTGTCGACATCGTCATCGACACGCAGGAAGCGTTTAGCCTCCGCCAGTGATACGGCCATTGTTTACACCGCCTCAGCCGTTCTGCTTGCCGGACTGCAGGACAGCAATCTTCTGATTGTTCTCGACCTTGGAGTCTGCCTCGAGCCAGCCGACAACGCCCTTTGCGTTCTTGTCGGCATACTTCTCGTTAAGCACCTGCAGCTCAAGCTGCTTCGCGATTTTCAGCGCCATGCCCGAAAAATCGCCGTAGAGGACGGGGAAGCCCTCCTGCACGGTCGCCTCGTCCATAGCGTCGGAGAGGTATACAGGAGATCCGAGTATCTTCCAGCCGAAGCCGTTTTCGATGTCCTTCATGATGTAGTCGTTCTGTGAATTTTTGGTTTTTCTGAGCGCGGTGAAGGTCTTGTTGCTCATGATCCACATCGCGTTGGACTGGTAGATCTGCGGCACCATCGCCTGCATATCGATAAGGACATCAAAAGTGATGCCGGAGAGCGCATATGTAGTCAGCGTCTTTTTGTTGGTAGTTGAGACCGCGCCGGTCATCTTGCCGCTCGTGCCGTGGATAAGCTCGCGCTCGAGCTTGACGCGGAAAGCCTCGGTCATAAGCTCTTCAACCTTTGCGACAATGTTGATGTCAGTGTTGTTGATAAGCTTGTTGGAAATGACGGTAAGCGCGCCGAGGACATAGCCGGAAAGGTCAACGCTCGTAAACTTGCCCTGACCTGCGGTCAGTGCGGTAAACTCCGTGCCCTGATATGCGGCGGCGATATCTCCGGTCGGAGAATCTGCGCTTGCGTCGGTACCGTAAACCGGAATCGACAGCGCGCCCTTGGTATAATACTTAGTCGCTCTCTCGACGATAGGCGAGATGTTGATAATATCGGTGATTATCTTGCTCGCGATGGTTTTCGGGATGATCGCGCCGTTCGAGCCCTGCGACATTCCCGCCGAGGCCGCCTTTCTCAGATATTCGACAAAGCTCTTCTCTTCGGTGAGATCTGCACCGCCGTTGTCGCCGTGCCCCTCGGGGTCAAGCTCGTCCTGCTCCGCCTCAAAAAGGCGCTTCTCGGTCTCATACTCGCCCTTGAGGTTGTCGACCTCGTCGAGACAAGCCTTGACAAGGTCAACCTCGCCCGCCTCATTGTGCTGCCTTGCCTCTTCGGTCTTGGACTTGATTTTGGCAAGCAGATCTCTCATTTTCTTATTCATCGTTTGATTCCTCCATGTAGATAAAATTTTCACGGATGCGTATGGCATCCGTGTAGTCTGTGGACTTTTCTTTTTCTTCGGGCGGTTCCTCGCCCTCGAACTCTTTGGTCACGCCCGCCGCGCGCTGTGCGGGAACCGCGACAAAAGAAACCTCATAAGCGTCGACCGCGCCGACAAGCTTATAAAAGCAAAGCGCGCCGTCGTACCGTTTGCCGCGATAGTGCTCGCACCGTCTGGCGTCGCCGCCGCAGATAGAGCACTGCGCAGATTTGACGCTGCACCCGACGCTGCACTCCTTTTTGATGCCGCCCTCGATTTCGGCGATGAGCTGCCCGCTCGTTGCCTTAATGCAATAGCAGTGTAAGACAAGCTGTTTATACTCTTCGCCGGTCTTGGTGGTCTCGCCGGGACTGGTGATAACCTCCGCGTCAAAAATCCGTGCGCACTGATTTGTGCTCTGCGGATTATGATCGCTTATAACGGTCTTGCCTTTGTACAGCTCGGCAAGCTGCTCAAGCGTCTCGCCGGAAAATGCCTCATAGTCACGGTCAATCTCGTTGTCGCAAGCGACCATCTTAAAGGCAAAAACCTCTTCGGCGGTCAGCTCTTTCAGCGTGCAGGCGTTGATTTTCGCCATTTTGTCATCGTCAAGATCGAGGCTCTTGACAATGGCGCATTTGTCAATTTTCATCTTTTTCACCTCCTTTGGCGTACTGTATTCCGGCTTGCGTCAGCGGCAGCATGGATCCGTTACAAATCAGCTGGTCGCCGCCCGGACGCTCGCCTTTATCCAAGTAGGCACGCGCCTCATTTGGTGTGTAAATGGCGTTTTGTACTGCAGTTGCCATCGCCTCGAGCTGTGTCTTAAAGTCCGCGCGGAGAATGACCGCCGCGTTGAATTTTGCAAAATACCCGTTTGCGATATCCTCGTCGCTCAGAAGCTTGTAGGTGACCTCGTCCTCGTACTGCTTCAAGATGTACAAAAGCGTGTCAATATAAAAAGCAAGCTGCTGCTGCTCTGCGGCGGCGTAGCTTGCTTTCTCATAGTCGTTAATCTGATTCGGTTTAATTCCAAAGGCGGCGGCGATCTGCAGCGCCGAGTATTTTTTCAACTCGATAAACTGATTGTCGGCGAGTTTCATGTTCAGCGGCTGAATGGTCGAGCCTGCCGGAATCGGCACGAGGTTTTTGACCGTGTCGACCTTCCCGGTGATATACTCTTCAATCTTCGTGGTGTATCGCTTCTCAAGTTCGTCGTTCAGGTTGCCGGTATACTGCAGGACGGCCTTCGCGGTAAAGCCGTTCTTGTACATCTCGTTCAGCATCTTCTGCCCGCGCATGTTCCCGCCGAGCGTGGTACTCAGCTGGTCCCGGACACTCAGCCCGGCGACGCCGTCAAAGGAAACGGACGTGCGGAAATGCATAATGCTGTCGTGCGGAATCCTGACGGTCTCGCCGCTTTTCGGATTGTGGAAAAGATACCAGATAGCACCTTTCTTTCTGTTCCAGATTCCTTTATCGTCGCAGTATATCTCCACGCTCTCCGGCGGCAGGCACCACAGGTTTGTGTTTTTGCCCGCTCCCGTTATCCACACATACGCGTTGCCGTAGTGGTTTCGGTTGATTTCGACCGTCGACCAAAAGTGCGTGGCGGTCATATACGGATTCGGACGGATTGCGAGCAGACGGTAAAGCTCGTGCTTCTTCGCCGTCTCGATTCCGCCGCCGGATGTCGTGCGCATGATTTTAAACGGCATCTTTCCGATAGCTTCTGACAGGATCTTTATACAGGCAAAATATGTCGCCTCGCCCAAAGCCTCGCCGTCGTCGCTTATGCCGAGAAAATCAAGCAGCGCCTGCCGCTCGACCGTCTGCTGGTCGCTTGCACTTTTTTTCTTAAACAATGGCATCAAGCCCACCCCATTTTCTTCAAATAATCTTCGACCACCGTTTCATAGTCCGGCGTCTCTTCTTTGCTGGATTTTCGATACGCGACATGCGCGTCGATAATAGCGTCGACGACATCGATGCGCGCGTGCCGTGCGTTCACTTCCTTGTCGACTTTGATTTCGCCAAAAGAGTTCTTCGTTTTTTTTGCGTTGACAATGGACCACGACATCAGCGCGTTTCGCTGGTCGTAAAGCACATTGCCGGCTTTGACCTCAAGCGCAAAGTCAACAGTCGTGTCTGACAGAAAACGCGCCGACTGCTTTACTTCAAGCAACGGCGCGCCGAGCGTATCAAGTTCTTCCAAAAATGCGTCCGCATTGTGCGGGTCATATCCGATGCAGGCGATGTTGATTTCAAACTTTTCCTGCAGTTCTTTCAGATCCGCTACGATTTGAAAATAGTCGTTTTTCAGACCGCCGACCGCTTCGGACGGCGTAAGCAAGCCGGACTTTGCCCACACATCATACGGCGCGGTGTCCGTGATGATATGTTCTTCAAGTCGCTTCGCCGGAATGTAGGAATGTGACCAAACATATATCTTTCCATCGTCAAGCGGAAAAAGCAGCGCGAGCGAGGTCAGATCGCCGCCGCTCGAAAGGTCAAGCCCGGCGAAACATCTGCGGCCGCGCATATTCTCTATCGTCAGCTCCGTCCGGCCGAGCTTCCACTCGTTCGGCGTGATGTACTGCGTGTCGCCGTACTCATACCACAGGTTTTGGCGCTTGGTCATATAGTCGGACATCTCAAAGCCGCCCATTTGCTTCGCCGTCTGCGCATCGCGGCGGAGCTGTTCGAGCGCGCTCGGTACTGTCACGAGGTGCGGATTCGCTTTATACCACACGCTCTCGTCAAAAGGGTCGTCCTCTTTGTCCAGTGTGTAAATGTCAACAAAAAAGTCGTCGGCTTCCGCCGTGCCGGCAAGTATCTGCAGGCAATAATCGTCCATCTCGCGGCAGAAGCTGTTCAAGCTTTTTCCGCGCGTGGTTATCATCGATATCAAAGCTTCGTCAAGCGAGGCTTGGCCGTTGTACAAGGCTTTGTAAATGCCGTTATCTTTGTGCTGGTGAATTTCGTCGACCGAGCAGAAGATTGCGCGGAAACCATCGTCAAGCCCGCTCTCTCTCGACAGCGCCTCGATCGTACATCCGGTGCGTTTGGCAATGATAAGACTCTTATAGTCCTTGACGTCAAACAGCGCCTGCAGGTCTTTGTCGACCGTTATAAATTTCTGGATTTCTTCCCACGCGATTCTCGCCTGCCGCTTTTTCGTTGCCGCCGTGAAAAGCTTGCCGAAGTTATATCCGCCCCAGTTCGCGATGTACGACCCGGTGATTCCGTTTTCAAATGTCTTGCCGTTCTGTCTCGCGACGGATTTATATTTTCGGCGGATGCGCCGGAAGCCCGTCTCTGCATGCACCCACCCAAACGGCACGCCCAGGTCGAAGCACTGGAAGTCGTGCAGCCGAACTGGACGTGGCTGCGCGCCCTCGGCAATCGTCAGCATTTCGGCATAGCGCAGTATCTTCTCCGATTTCTCCGGACACCACACAAACGGAAATTCTTTCGTGCCCTGTTTGGCAATCTCGTTCAGGTGCCGTTCACACGCCATTCGGTGCGTCAGGCAGGACGGCTCCTGCCCGGAGACCACCCGCTCAGCGTGCAAAGTAGCTCTATCCTGCACTCTCATCACCGCGCTCATCCGCGTCGAAAAGGTCGAATTTGTTCGCCGGCTCTTTCGGCTTTTGCGGAATAATAAGCTTGCACCTGCTCGATACGGTCATGCCGAAGTCGGCCGCAAATTGCTGGCAAATTTTGAGGTATTTTGCCTGCAAATTCAGCGTTTTTTCGTACTGCTCAAACGACATTTCTTTCTTCAATCGCTTACGGATTTTCTGCAGAGTTTCCTCGGCGATTATGTAGCGCCCGAGCGACTCGGCGTCGATATCAGCATACAATCCGATGTCGGCGAGCTGCCGGGCGATATAATTGAATCTATTTTTTTGTTTCTTCGAGAGACAATCCGGCGGTTCAATTTTTGTGAACGGCGCGGTCACTTCTGCTGCTCGTCTCTCTTCAATTTCGTCCTTCCCGAGGTGCGATTTTCCGTTCAAAACGAGAAGGTCTATCGGCTGTCTTGGCCGCCCTGCCATGCTCTCACTCCTTTGATTTTCATTTTCGGCGTTTTTGCTGCGAAGAGGTGGGTCGCCGTTCGGTTCTTTCAATTTCTCTCAACTTTTTACATATCCCCCCGGGTCGGAACAACGCCGGTCTTGTCCGCTTTGTTGTGACACTCCTTGCACAGAGATATGCAGTTGGACGGATCAAATCGCTTGTTCCAGTCCTGTTTAACACGGACGATATGATGCACATCAGAGGCCACCGACAAGCGACCGTTTGCCGCGCAGGCAACGCACAGATACTTGTCCCGCGCAAGGATGCCCTTGCGGAACATCCGCCACTGCTTGGACTTGTAAAAGCTCTTGACCTTTGCACTCATCTCCTCGCTGTCGTCGACCTGCAGCTCCTCTCGCGTTACCTTCTCAACCGGACGACACTTGTCACAGTACGTCTCGCCAAGCGGTATGACTGCGCCGCACTTGGCGCAGAGCTTATAAAACATCCTGCTCCTCCTTTGCAGTTGACTGCAAAGCGCACCCCCGAAGGAGTGCGCCCGCGTCTGTCCCTTGCCGGACTCGGACCGGCGTCCCGAAATGTCATACGATCGGGCTCTTGCCTGTTGAGTTAAAAGGACATAAAAAGCGCACCTCTCTGTGAGCCGGGAGGTGCGTCAAATGAAGGTGTCGCAGCGCGCGGAGTCAAACCGCGCCTCCGGGGTGTATCAGCCCCGAAGATAACCGTATGCCACCATATAAAAGCCCTGCTATTAACCCGCCGCAGGGCGAGACGGTAAGAAAGAAGCCGGTTTTCCGCACCGGCGAGCGGTGGAGATGTGGTAAACAACATGAACGGAGAAAAGAAGTAAAAGCGGTTGCCCGTCCACTTTTACATCTATATGATATCATATCTCCCAACTGTATTTCACTGTATTTTACAGTATTTTACTGTATTTTACTGTACACTTTTAGCGTTGAGAAGTTCTTCGAGTGCCGCGCAAGCTTTCTTGTTCGTTTTCCAACACCACTCTCGGGAATATCCCATCTCTTCTGCAATGTCTTCAAGGCTCATCCTGCTGAGGTGCCTCAAAAGCAGAAACTCTTCCCACTGCGGCGGGAGTTGGCTCACAAGAGCCTGAAACTCGTTTTCGGCGGCGAATTTTTTCTGATATATCTCTATGATTTCGTTGCCTAAGTCGACATATTGAGATATTAAGCTGCTCATTTTGTCCTCTGCTGTCTTCTGCACCGACTCGGACGGCGGGGCGGTAATTGATACCAACATATCAAACAGCTCCGATTTCTGACGCTGTTTGAATGACAACTCATTGTCAAGGTGCTTTATTCGGTTGACGTATTCGGGAACGGTCACAATATCACCTCTATCTCTGTTCGTGGGTTTTCTTTGTCATAGCTTCCGCACAGCTGAAGCTCGACGTTTTTAAAGCTGTCATCTTCAATTATTCCCGCCGCTCTCAAGCCGTCAAGAATAAACTTGCCATTGTAGTTGTCCGGGTCGTGCCGTTGCCTTGTGCGAAAAAAGTATGTAATTCTGACAACGCACTTTTTAATCGGTTCGGACGGCTTCGGTCGGCAGTACGCCGCGCACAAAGCTTCCCACTGCTTTTTATCCGCTCTGTACGCCCATACATTCTCGCGCCCCGCAAACTTGTTAAGCGACGGCGGGATATCGGGGATAATGTAAATGTATCTTTTGTGTTCACATTGCGGGCACACCTGCCGACCTTCGGGGACTATCTCTCCGCAGCAAACGCGTCTGTCAGCGTCAGGCATTGACGTCACCTTCCATTTCAGCTCTTAAACTATCTTTTATGTAATAGTCAATGTTTAACTTTTTACATAAGTCCTCTGCTTTTTTGCCGAAGTCTTTCCAGTCAATGTTTGAAGGGTGATAGTTCAGTTTGCCGATTTTGACCTTATCAACAAATGAGACACGGTGCAGGTCAGTAAAGAATTGTTCACCGTCGGTTACAGGCTCAAACGACACCCAAGTTTTTACGCCTCTGTTATGTGCTTCAGCAAGACTATTTAGCCTTTCCCGATAGGGCGCTTTGCAACAACCTTTTATTCCGTCAAGAGTTATTCCATACCAGTCATTTTCATCAAGCAAGTCAAAATCGCGGCTGCCGTCACCCTTGGTTAAAATCTGCACATTATTGCCGCTATCTTTAAGTATTTTAATTATTTCCCTTGTAGGTGTGCTGTCATATCCTGTCGGGTACGGGTCGCAGGTAAAGCAAAGATGTATAAGCTTTCCTGTTATGTTCTCGCGCACAATTTGTCTTGCCGTTTCCTCCACAATGTTTTCTCGCGGGGTTATATTGCTGTGGAATAATTCACGGTCACGACGCAAGACATTTGGTGCGAAACAGTAATAACACCTGTGCGGACACCCCGTGTAGATGTTTATTGCATAATCTCCGTATTCCTTTGCTTTTCCCTTCGGTATATAGATAGGTTTCATTCCGTATCGTCCTCACTTTCGCTTTTAATAATTCTGTCTGCATCAGCCATTTAATCATCCTCGCTTTCAAACCATTTCAATAGTCAATTTGATAAATGCACATTTCGCCGAACCAAAATCTCTTTACTATATCGCCCTCAAAAATCTTTGTGCCGTTTTTATCTTTAAGACCTGTGTACTGTCCTATCGTTTCAGGGATTACCGTCCTTTTGCTATTATCGGTGCAAATCTGCCAGTCGCCGTCATAACAGCGAATAGGCACACCGAAATACCACATACCATCATTATATTTTTTTATCGCCTTTGCCACGAAAAAGTATCTCACGCATTGTTGTTACCTCCGTCCATTTTTGCGCCGCAGTTCGGGCAGTAGCGCCACATACGTTCGTAATCGTCAATGCTTGAATCTTCATCTATAATCCAACTTTCGTGGCAAACAGAACATTCAGCGCAATCAACATCGCACCAACCCAACGGCTCTTGAGTTTCAATCCACTTTCCGTATTTAATCTCTTGTACATCAACAGCAGGAGCTGGCCTTATGCAAAGGTCTACAATAATGTCGATTGCCTCGCGGCGGATATTTCTTTCATAAGTTCCATAACCGCCGTTATACCACGGAGACTTTTTAAGTTCTTTTATTTCTGCCAAAAGCAAATCACGCTCGATATAATCACTCATTCTTTACCTCCGTCCAGTCAAGCACACATCCGCAATTACTGCAATATTTAGGCATCGAAAGTTCATAGATAAAAATATCATCATCCGAAACGCCCAAGTCACCTCGGCAACAAGGGCATACGTAATAGCACTCTTCGTTTATCGGCATCTTTGGTATCTGCTTGTCGAGGGCTTTAATCGCCGTTTCAAACGCTACTGAATAATTCATCGGATATTCCCATTCAACCTCAGCGATAGCAACCTGAATCGTTTTGATTGCTTCTTCGGGTGTCATTTATCGTCACCCTCTTTCAATTCTCCGCAACTGCGATAATCATCAGGGTCAGGAGTTTCATAATCACCCCAAATTAACGCCTGTCCGCAACTATCACAATATTTCTGTAATCGCCCTGCTAACCACTCATTTTCAATCCTTGATACAATAACCTGTTCGCAAGTAGGGCAATAAAAAGTTTGTAACTTTGCGGTGCTCTTAATGCGACACTTTCTCGGTATCTGCTTTTCGAGGGCTTCTTTGCACACAATAAGCATTTCTGTATATTCTTGTACGCCTTGATACTTTTCAGAAAATTCTACATCATTCAGAAGCTCTAACGCTTTTTTTGCTGTCATCATTTTTTACCTCCCGCTCGAACCGAATCCGTTATCACCCCGTGCCGTCTCGTCGAGACTGTCGACAACTTCAAGCTCGTCGCTGTAAATTGGCAAAATGACGAGCTGCGATATCTTGTCGCCCTTTTCGACCGTATAGGGAATCCGGGTGTTGTTGTAAAGTTTGACGCAAATACTGCCCGTGTAGCCCGCGTCAATAACGCCCTCACTTGTTATGCCGTGTTTGACATTAAGTCCGCTCTTGCTCTTGAGAAATCCAACATATCCGCTCGGTATCTCGATATGTACGCCTGTGTCAAATATCGCGCTACCATGTGCCGGGACTATCTGACCTTCCCTTGCCATGAGGTCAAATCCTGCATCTTCGGGATGTGCCTTGTAGGGCTTAAAAGCTCCATCGTCTAAAACAATTTTCATTTTGTTAAGCTCCTTTTGTTTCTTCATCGTTCATTGGCTCGTTCCAGCAGTTCTTACAAGCTCCCGTGTAATAGCAGTTCTTGAACGGCGGGCGTATTTCACCGTAGATTATTTTTCTGCACATAACTGGACTTCCGTCCGAATAGCTCTGCGCTTTCGGAAACTTCTCGAAGAAGTCCTGCGCGTATGTTTTCTTCGGGTGTTCATTGCTCCACTTTTGTAGATTCTCAATTAACTTTTTGGCATATTCGGCGCCCCTTGTTATACCGGGGTGCTTGCAAAAAGCAAACAGCGGGCATTGCTCTTTGCTAGCCACATCAGCTGTGCACCCGGTGCGTGAATCGCAAAGCCTTTTTGCTTCGGCAAAGAAGTTTATCGTTTTACTGCAATCCATAGTTTTTCCTTTCTGCCCGGACTTTCGCCCGGGCACTGCATTATTTTTTCTTGTAGGCTATCGGCTTTGACATGTTCTGACGCTCAAACTCCGAGATGTCATATGAAGCTTGTCCTTTTGGTTTGACATCTGCGGTCGGAGTCCTGCTATCACGCCGCGCCCAGTTTCTGATAGTGGCAAGGTGATTTTTGTAGCTCTTGCCCGTGCTTGCCATATACGCGCTCAGGCGTTCGATTCTGTCAGACCAGTCAAAAAACTCTTTTTTCAGTTTTTCAAGGTCTTCGTCAGACAACAGAACATTTTGATATTCGCCGTATTTGTGGCGCGTGGGCGATATCTCTTTATCCTTACCTAACCTATCCTTACCTATCCTATCCTTACCTGCGTCAACGGTTCGTTGACGGTTCGTTGACGGTTCGTTGACGGACGGTTGACAGAGCGCCGTTTTGTCGCTATTAATCAGGCGGTATGCGTGATTTCTGTCTTCTTCCAAAAGCGATTTTTCGGAAGTATAAGCTGTTTCTTTATATGTGTCTTTGCGAATATAATTGTGAATCCGCCAGTGCTTTATTACGACAACTCCATTATCAAACGGAATAATAAACTTGCGTATTGCGAGTATATTGAGGTCGTCTATACTTGCTCCGACAAATCGCATTATCTTCTTCGGCGAGTTTATGAAACCGTCATCGTCTGCCCGCATTGCTAAATCGTAATATAGCAATCTTGCGCTCATCGGCATATCAAGAAAAGCGTCGCTGTCAATAATCGTTTTCGCAAACATTCTTCGCTCCGCCATTGTCTCAGCTCCTTTTTATCGTCCTGAAATGGGCTTGTACGGGAACGACATATTTCCCCTCGCGCTCCGCTACATAGCGTCTGAGCCCTTGCGCCCTGCGTGACAAGCTCTTGCAACGGCGGTCTGTCTCGTTGAGAAAAGCTTTAATCTCGACGATGTCGTCGGAAAGCCAATATCCGACGCTATGCGACGACGAAAGAATAGGCGCTCCGCCGTCCCTTGCAAGCTCTATCAGCTTGCGAACGGTTCGGTCGTCGAGCCCCGTATAAATTCAGAGTGCTTCCCGCGTGACCGCGTTTTCCTTGCCTTTGGGTATAAAGTCGACTATGTTCATCTCGCTACCTCAGAACGGCAAGTCGTCGCTTATGGGTATTTCCTCGAAGTCGTCGTTGTTCGGGGTCTGCGGCTTGTCCGCTTTTGACCCGCAGAAGCTGACTTCGTCGGCAATGACTTCAAATGCGGTGCGCTTGTTGCCGTTTTTGTCCTCATAGTTGCGCTGCTGAATACTGCCGCGAAGCGCTATCATTGCACCTTTTTTGAAATACTTTTCGACAAACTCGGCGGTCTGCTTCCATGCGACAACGTTGATAAAGTCGGTCTGCTCTCTCTGAAAACGGCGGTCAACCGCCACCGTGAACGATGTAACGGATGTGCCGTTCTGAGTCTGTCTGAGTTCGGGGTCGGCGGTCAACCTGCCCATGAGAATTACGCTGTTAATCATTGTTTGACCTCCTGTTATTTAAAAAATCTTTCGACGACATCTGATACATGCGGCGGATTCTGAGCTCGCAGTTAAGTTTTTGGATTTCGTCGTCGTTTGCCGTCTTGTAAAACTTGCATTTGTCGCACTCGCGCTTTATCAACGCTTTGCAACCGTTATCTGTTGCCGAGCCATAAGCAAAACAGTTAAGCTTCTCCATTTTTAGTACTCCTTAAAGGTAATTTTTTCCGAAAATCCTGATAAAGTCATCTTTATCCCAGCCGTAATATGACATCGCTTTTTTCTGCGCTTCGCGGTGTAGCTCGTCCATCACCGCCTGATTGTCGTGAACTGCGTTCTTGCCGTACATATGACATCCCATATGACAGAGACGGACTTTCAAGCCGTACGCCTCGCTCGCGTGTCGTGCCGAACCTCCGAAGCAGTGGTGCCAGTCCATAGGTGCGCCCGACCTGCCGCAAAGAAAGCAAACATCTTCGTCCGCTTGAAGAATCGACCTCATTTCCACGCCTCCTTTAATCGGTCAAGTTTTTCGGGGGTCATAGTTTCTATGCCCTGTGCTTTGCACTCCTGCACAATGTTATCAATCAGCCGGGACATCTGTGCCGTGTCATATGCTGACGAGCCATAAAACAGTTGTACATTCGTACATTCGGGTATCTTTGACGGGAAAGTTTCGGTCAACCACCCGAGTCCGTTGCGCTCCCACCAGTCGCGGAGCTTGTCGACCGCCTTGTCCTGCACACAGATGGTCTCAAAGTTATCCCCGATGTTTTTTATAGCGTCTCGATAGATATCTATCATGCTAAGGTGCAGCTTTGCGGCGAGTTTTCCGATGAGCACCCAGCAATAGGCGTTCGCGTCGAGACTGCGCTTGCGCTTTTTCTTCTCGACGGTCAACTCATAGGGCTTGTCCGAAGATTTAACCTCTGCCACTATGCGCTGACCTTCTTCGCGGTTTTTGACCTTGAACTTGAGATAGAATCCGTCGGACTCAAAGAGCCAGTCGGCTTTTTCAATCGTCATGACTGCTCCTTTGCCGCTTTAAGCCACATAGCCATTTGAATTTTTGCCGTTGACGCGAGATTGTCGGTTATATTTTCGAGAGATGCACCCTCAGGGGCTGAAATTTGGCGCATGAGCGCGTTTTCTACTTCGCCTATGCTTTTCCCTCTGAGCTTTGCAAACTCGCCCATTAGGGTATTTATTGTGAGATTTACGGCTTTGCGGTCAATCTTTTCGGCTGAGCTGTCTACTTTAGGCTTTTTTGCCGCGTTTTCATGTTCTTCGGGCAAATCTTCGCCCGCATATATGTACAAGCCCAAGCCGTGCCGCGCACAAGCCTTTGTCAGTGACCGCTGAATTGATTTGTTGACATCATATGATGTGACATTTTCAACTGGGATTGACTTGTTCTTATAATCCATAACAGGCAGATATTCTATGTGCTCGATTCCGTTGACGGTGACTCCGGTCTTTACCCAGCAGGTGCGCCCGTCGGTGTGGTAGTTCCAGCCGTCAGCATTTTCGTATATCGTATACGCCGCGTCGGGGTGTTTCTTCTTTATTTCGCCCCACGCCCACGCCCACGAAAGATAGGTCAAGTTGTTCTTCTTTTCCGTATGTTCGTTCACGTTGACGTTATTTAATTCGCAAAAATAGTTGCTCATTTTTACAGCTCCATTACTTTTTCGCCGAACCATTCTTTGTCCTCGTCGATGAAAGATTTGCAGTCAACGCGGCTTATTTTGTCGGCTTCTTTAAGGTGGGTTATCAAGATTTCATTGATTTCGGCTTCGCTCAACAGTGATACCACAAGGTCACTGATTTTGACTGAACTTGAACAGTTGTCGCTTTCGCAAAACTTCTCGCAAGTGTCAAGGTCAAAGCGATATGTATACAGGCAACCGTCGCAAACATCGCCGTCCATCTCGTCGCGAGTATAATATTCGCCGCAAATTTCGCACTTAACGGCTTCGCTTATACTGTCGCTATGGCAGAACGGGCAAACGTCTAAAGTTTGATATGCGGGCTGTCCGCAATATTCGCCGACCTTTTCTCTCACACCGTCGGGGTACTCAAAAACTCGCTTGCAATCATCACAAATTAGCATTTGCAGCTCCTTTCTATCTTCTGAGCCTAACAGGCAGAAGAATGTACGTGCTCATTTCATCCTTGAATACCAACGGAGACACGGGAGAGCTGACCAGAAAGCTGTCAGTCTCAGCCGCTTTAAGCACTCCAACGAGATATCTCGCGTTGATTCCTATCACGAGGTCTGAATCGGTCTCGCCCGTCACTGAGTCGGTGGCACTGCCTATCGCCGTCCTCACAGACAGTTCAATGGCATCTCTTGAGAGCGACATCTTAACAGGCTGTGTCTCGGTGCTCGCGAGAATCTGAACTCTTTCGAGCGCAGATGTGAGAGCTTTAAAATCCGTCTTGACCGAAGCTGTGTTTTTGGGAATAATCTTGTCTACATCGATTTCCCACGCGGCAGACATAAGGCGCGAAAACAGCGTATAATCGCGGGTCTGCGCTATAAAATGTTTGCTTGAGACGGATATCTCGACTGCGTCGGTCGCGTCCGAAAGTTCGAGCAGTGCCTTTGGCGGAATTGTTGCCGTTGCGCTCGGTGCTGTCCCCTCTTCGCACGGTATGCTTGACTCGGCGAGTGTGAACCCGTCAGTCGCGCAGAGTCTGAGGTTGTCGGAGACGGTCATTCTCACGCCCTTATCATCTGCGGCGGCGAACACGGTTTTTTTAATCAGCTTGACGAGATTCGCTCCGTCAACTCGGCAAGTTGTGCCGTCTTCGGGAGTTGGAAGCTCGGGATACTGTTCCGCAGGTATACCTTTGACCTTGAGATTCGAGCGTCCGTTCTGGACGGTGAGAATATCATCATCGGTGCAAAGTGTCGTGTTTTCCTTTTGCAGCTTTCCTGCTGCATTTGTCAGAATCTTCGCGTCCGCGATTATCGCTCCGGGAACCTCTATCATCGCGGGGATTTTGACGGATATCCCAATCGTGAGATTATATCCCGTCACGGTCAGGACTCCACTTTCTGCCTTGAGCAAGAGTCCGTTTGTAGCCGGAGACGGCGATTTGTCGATAACTCTTGCAGCTTTGGCACAAGCCGCCTTGAGGTCGTATGTGTTACATGTCAATTTCATTGTTAAGCTCCCTCCATTAAGTCAAACAGCGTCGGTGCGCCTATCTGTGCTTCTGCCGCTTCGAGATAGCCCACGCCATCGCGGAAATAATCGGGGTTAAGTTCGCAGCCGTAGCCCCTGCGCCCCATTTTAACCGCCATATACGGAACGGTCATAAGACCGCCGAACGGGTCATATACAAGGTCGTTCTTGTTGGAATATCTGTTTATTACCCGCTCCACGATATCGAGCTGCAACGGGCATACATGAAGATTCTGACGGCGTCTGCTCTGCGTTGTGTTGAGTGTGCGCATACGGTTGATATCGTCCCATATCTCGTCGCTCCAACTGCCGGGCGAGACCACTGCGAAAGTGGCGGGAAGATGTCCCTTTTCATCGAGTTCTTTGGCGAGTTTTACGTGGTCGGCGTAGTCGTAGACCGTTTCGCGGGAATATTGACGATACATTCTCTCGAGCACTCGAACGGGCGCGTTTTTGAGTTCCTCGCGGGTGACAAGTCGGTTCCCGCTTGACCGCTGATAACCGTTCGCGTCAATCTGCCACTGGGCGCGGGTATAGTCGTCTTTGCTTTTGGTGACGGGGACATCTGCATATCCGTCCGTTGTATCGCTCGGAAGTTTTCGGAAAAGCAAGATATATTCAGGACAGCCGACGCCCATCTTCGTGCCGTCTTTGCACTGCTCCGTCCAGCCGAGACGGTAAGTTTGATTGTTTTCCCTGACAACATCTGTACAGACCGTTATCATGCCGAAGTACTGAAAGCCGTGCTTTTGGTAGTGGCTTATGCACATCGCGTGGAACGGTTCAACAGTCGGAAAGCCCGTGCCCGTCACATTGCCGAAGAGAACGCGGTCTTTAACGTGAACCGCGCAGACTCTGCCAGGCTGTAACACACGAAGCAGTTCCGGCGTGAGATAGTCCATCTGCTCAAAGAACTGTCTCGTTGTCGCGTTATGCCCGAAGTCGTTGTATGACGGGGTATATTCGTAATGATTGGAAAACGGGATTGATGTGTGAATCAGTCCGACGCTATCAGAGGGCATTTTTCGTGTCTCGTCAACGCAGTCGTTATTCACGGCTGTGAACCTTTCTCTTTTGATTTCCACTCTTTTGACTCCTTTACTTCTTTTCAGCTGCTCGGCGATATGCGGAGATGACAAGCCGTATTTTTTGATGATTTCGGACATCTTCTGCGCTAATTCGTCGTGCCGTTTCCACTTCTCACGGAGTGCTTCCCAGATTTCTTCTTCCGCTTGGGTATAGATTATGTCAATAATCACCTTTTCGGTCTGCAAGAAGCGGTGTATTCTGTGAATTGCCTGAATAAAGTCGTTGAACTCATAGTCAATACCGACGAATATCGCACGGTGACAATATTTCTGAAAATTGCACCCGCAGCCGGAAAGGCTCTTCTTTGTGGCGAATATCCTTGTTTTGCCCTCTTGGAAGTCAATAACGCGGCGTTCGCGTTCGTCATAGTCCATACTGCCGTAAATGTCGACAGCTTCGGGAATAGCTTTTTTTATCGCGTGGCGTTCCGCTTCGAGGTCGTGCCATAAGATAAAATGCTCGTCGGGGCTTGCTTCGTCTATCAGCTCTTTTGCTTTCGCTACTCGCGCCAATATACTTGAGCTTTTCTCCCGTGCCGCCTCAGATAACGATGTCGCGGTATCTCTCAACAGTTTGAGCTGTCCGTCACGGTCGGCGGGCAAGTTTTCCATGTCGTCGTCTATGACATGTGTACGGACTTCAAACGGCGGTAAATTGTAGCCCGTCGCATCGAGCCCAAGGTCGGCGGGCGAGCTTAGAAACAGCCCCCACGACGCAACCCAGAGCCAAAATTCACGTTCCATACTCGGATAGAGCTGCAGGTTGTTAGCTTTTGTTGAATCGCGTTTAAAAAAGCGTGTAAGCGCCTGTCCCGTGTCCATAAGGTCGAGAAACCCTGCGTAATGGATAAGCTCTTTATACCTGTTTGGGCTCGGCGTGGCGGTCGCCACAAGCTTATGTTTAATTCCCTTGAATTTCGGAAAAAAAGTTTGATAGGTTTTCGAGCCGTAAGAGCGAAGTACCGCCGCTTCGTCGAGACTGACCGCCGTGAAATATTTGGGGTCTATGTCGCCGTCTCTGACTCGCTCGTAGTTGGTCATGAGTATTTGCGCATCAGAAGCTCTTACCTCGTCCATGCAGGTGACATATACGGGTTCGGGGATATGCAACAGCTCTCTTGCGTCACGGGTGAACTCTTGACGCACGCCGAGCGGCAAGACGATAAGAGCTTGACCGCCCTCATGCTCGGTGACTATGCGGCAAAATTCGAGTTCCTGCACGGTCTTGCCAAGTCCGAATCTCTCGAACAGTCCGCGCCTGCCGCCCCTAACCGCCCATTGAACGGCGAGCTTCTGGTGAGGTTTGAGTGCCGGGTTAATCTCGTCGAGCGATATCTCGAACCCGCTCTCTTTGGCGACTTCTATCTTGTCATCTAAAAATTGGTCATATGTTTTCATCGCTTTTCATCTTGTCCCATGCTGGGGAAACAACTTTCCTTTCTCTTCTTTTGGGGCTAAAATACGGACAATATGTATCTGTCGCCTTAACCTCGCGGAATTTATCTGTCAAGAGGGTATAGTGACAAGCCATGCCGTCCCAGTCCGCGCCGCTGAACATTCTGCCTGTCATTCTGCATAGATATCTGCACTTGTGGCATATCTTTGCATGCTCATATTCGCCCACTGCGTTCCCTCTTTTCTTTGATTTTCGACTTTATCTTATCCTCGAAAGCAATAAGTTTGTCCTCGTGGATAAACCCGTAAAGCAGCAACAGTATTCCGGCTATTTCAAATATCGTCCGTATCGCAAAATTCAAAGCCATAGCTCAATTCTCCTCTCTTTTCTTAAAGTTCCGTCAGCTCCTGCGCGAGTACAATAATCAAGGCGACGGATGCTAAAAAGTTCGGTGCGCACCAAGATCCATCGCTATCATCGGTTATCAGCGAGGATATAGCCAAGATAAGATTAAGTAGTGCATTTAATGATAAAAACACAATTAACACTATCAAAAGCGCTCTCATCGCTCCGCCTCCTCGAAAAATCTGTGTCCGCCGATGGTGCAGACATAGGTCTGCGATTCGTGCCATAAACTCTGACAGAGTGCCGGAGCATAAAAATAAAGTATTTCGCGATCCGTAGCGGTCTCGCCGTCGTCAAAAACCTTGGCGACGACTTTTTTGACTTCGTCGCTCGGCTCAAGTCGGGCGGCTCGACATAATAGACCTCCGGCATCGCGCTTGTTATCTCCGGCAGAGCCGCAAGAAGCATTATCGCCACCAGCGCAATAACCGCGCACATAATCAACATATCCTTAGTCATCGGCGTCCACCTCGGGTAACGGCACGGCGGTTATAAGCATTTCGCCTGTGACAAAGTTGTAAATGCTTTCTTCTGCGCCAGATGCGGTTTCTTTCCATATTTGCGGTTGGGTTTTTATCACATTTTCCGCAATCCTGCACGCCGCTGTTATTGCCGGCGCAGTTAGAGTACCGCACGGCACCAACTGCAGTATTTCTTGCGCAAGTGCTGTTGATAATCCAACCATCGTTGACGTTATGTCAAGTGGGTCACCGTCTGCCATAGCGTCTTTAAGCGCCCGGTACCTCGGTTTCAGATTTTCTGTCATTTTCTACATTCCTTTCTTTTTCTTTTCAGGAACACAGTTTCTCAACCGTGCAACTGATTACTTTTCTCAGGTGGTCCTCCAACGCCATGTAGCGCTTCACACCACCGTGCTCGTTGTATTCAACCAGCGCCTGTGGTCTGATGTCATAACACCACTCTTTTTCGCGCAGGTACGCTGTGCCAATCGGCAAGACCTGTTTCTGCATTGCGCAGTAAATAAAGTCTTTCGACTGGCCAAGGTACCGCGCCGCCATTTCGACCGGCACGCTGCCGTCGATGGCGAGGATCTCCTCTGTCGTAGGTTTTCGCATGCTGTTTCCGCTCCTCTCGTTTGTACTCTTTAGATTTCTAAAGTTAATGCGCAAAAAAATAGCGGTCTATCTCGGCAAGCGGGATTTCGAGCACCCTGCAAATTTCCACCATTTCATCTTGGCGGAATTTTCTTTTGTTGTTGAGGCTAAGATTGAGAGATGTGTATCCCATTGGTACAAGCGCCGCAAGGCTTTCCTGCGTTATTTCCAGTTCTCTCATCCTGTCCTTTAATGCACCATATTTATAAGCGGCCATATCACGCACCCCCTTTCGGTGTTTTCAGTATAAAACTTTAGATTTCTAAAGTCAAGACTTTTTTTAAAAAAACTTTTAGTTATCTAAATTTTTATTGCAATTTCCAAAGGCATGTACTATAATATGTAGGGGTGATCCTATGAAATCAGCATTTAAAGATAGGCTAAATGATGCGCTGAACTATAAAAACATGAAGGCATCTGAACTCTCAAGGCTGTCCAAAGTCAACGAAGGAGCTATCAGCCAATATCGAAAAGGCAGATATAAAGCGAAGCAAGACACTATCGAAAAGCTCGCTAACGCATTAAATGTTTCTATACCGTGGCTTATGGGTGCCGACGTACCAATGCAACCGCTTAACCTTGTTTCCCCGAACATTACAGATGATGTCGTGACTTTCCCGGTTCTCGGTTGCATTGCTGCCGGATATGAAGAAATCGCGGTCGAAGATTGGAACGGAGCAGTTGTGGAAGTTCCTGCGGCTTATCTGAAAGGAAGAGACAAAAAAGACTTCTTCGTTTTGGAAGTTCGCGGCAACTCAATGTATCCGCTCTATCAGGAAAAAGATATAGTGCTTATATTGAAGCAGAATTACATAGACCACAACGGCGATGTCGGAGCAGTCATTTATGACGGAGAATGTGCCACGCTCAAGCGCATCGATGTTTCCAATGATATGGTAAGACTCAGCCCCATCAATCCGGAATATCTGCCAAAAGAGCTGCGAGGCGCGGATTTGGAAATGTATCATATTCTCGGCGTTCCGAAAATGTTAATCAGAGAAATAAGCTAAGGAGATGTTAAAAAATGGCAAAAGGTAAGAAAAAAGCAAACTGGGTGTTGATTATCGCGGTCATGTTTATACTCGGCGGCATAATGGCACTTATTGAAAAAATCAAGGAAAGCGCCCACCCGGCTCTTTACTTTACTATTTTTGGTATTGTCGTTGTGGGGCTTCTGGTCGGCGCGGTTTTTTTGTTTCTCCGCCTGTCAAAAAAAGGAAAGACGGCCGAAGCCGCCCAAAAGACCGAGCCGGTGCCCGCTCCCGCACCAAGATCCGCTGAAAAATATGAATTTTATCCTGTCAAAACTGTCGGAGTGACTTTTAACAACGATGACGGCACAAGCCGACAAGAATTAATTGAAAAGATGTATTATAAAGATCCGCCGTTTGAGGACAAAGAGCTTCAGCTTGAGCTTGAACCGTATGAATACAAAGGTGAGCCGGCTTTCAAGGTTGTTGTCAACGGTTGTCAGATAGGCAATCTTTCGCGCCATGATGCGAAATATGCCGCAAGAAACATGGATCGCTTTGTAGATCTGTGCGGTGCAGAAATTGTGGGCGGAGACGTGCCGAAGGACGACGATTATGACCTTGGCGACGATGGCGAGAACGAGGATTATGAGTGTGAGCACAAATATGATTATGACGAGCCACTAACTTGGGGCTTCCACTTTATTATTAAATACTCCAAATAAAAAAAGCCCGCCCCTGCGGGAACAGGGACGGGCGGAGCATCAAACCACACCTACGACAGAGTGAGTTGATATATTTATTATATCACCCGCTCCAAAAAAGTACAAGCAAAGGAGCGGTATTTTTTATGAAAAATCCGAACGGATATGGGTCTGTATACAAACTCGGCGGCAAACGGCGCAAACCGTGGATTGCGTTGACCCCGGCGCACTTCGTCGCCGACAGCATATCAAAAAAAAGAACAGTCATAGGCTACTACGCCACGCGCGCCGAGGCAATGACCGCCCTCGGAGCATGGAACGAATCGCCGACCGCTCTTGTTCCGGCTCCTGCCGAAGAAATGACATTCCGGCAGCTATACGAAGAGTTTGTCAAGCTTCAGCGTTTCCAGAATTTATCCAAGCAAGCCCGCGACACCTATCTCGGCGCATGGAAAAACCGCCTTTCCGTTTTAGGCGACTACAAAGTAAAAGACCTGCGGACAGCTCATTATCAGGCTGTGATAACCAAGGCATACGAGGACGGGCTTTCCGTGTCCTCGGTGCAAAAAACAAAAGTTTTTGCCGGAATGCTCTGCGACTACGCCGTGCAGACGGATGTCATATCAAAAAACTATGCGTCTTTTACCACGTTGCCAAAAATGGAAGAAAAGGAAAAGACGCCTTTTTCCGACCTCGAGCTGCACAAGCTCGAAGAGGCGGCGGAAAGGGGCTTTATGTATGCCGATCTGATAGTGATTATGTGCTATACCGGATGGCGAATCAACGAGTTTCTGGCGCTCACACGCTTTAGCTGGGACGCCGAAAACCACACCTTGACCGGCGGCGAAAAGACCGAAGCGGGCAAAAACAGAATCGTGCCGGTCTCGGACAAGGTCATGCCGTATCTGCAAAAGTGGCTTGATAAAAACGGTCCGACAATCGTCTGCAAGGAATACCGCGGCAAGCTCGTCCGCGTGACCGACAAGTACTTCCGCAACCAGTGGTACTATCCGACGCTCGAAGCCCTCGGCTTGCCGCGCCTGACTCCGCACGCCACGCGGCACACCTTCGCGTCGATGCTTTATCGCAACGGCATCGACAAATGGGGAATCCAAAAGCTTATGGGTCAGGTCTCCGACGCGGCGACCAAGCGCTACACCCACATCGAGATGGCACAGCTTAAAGATGCCGTCAACTCGATTTGACCTAAAAAATTTGTTAGATTTTTGTTAGCAACCGTCAGAAAATCAGGTCTTTTGAGGTTGTACGAGAAATATAAAAACGCACCGATTTGCAAAACAAAAAAGCCCCGAAGCCGTTGTATATCAACGCTTTCGGGGCTTTTGCTTCTGGTGGACACGCACGGACTCGAACCGTGGACCTCTTGCGTGTGAAGCAAGCGCTCTAACCAGCTGAGCTACGCGTCCCAAAAAATAAAGATGTCAGAATCCAGACCGAACGAATTTCTGATCTGCCGATTGCGACATCTGTTTGGTGGCTCTGGTGACCCGGACGAGAATCGAACTCGTGTTACCGCCGTGAAAGGGCGGTGTCTTAACCTCTTGACCACCGGGCCAAAATTGGTAGCGGCAGTTGGATTCGAACCAACGACACTCCGGGTATGAACCGAATGCTCTAGCCAACTGAGCTATGCCGCCATATGTGAGCCTCGTCATCCGACAAGGCTTGATTATTATATTATATCGAAAGCGATTTGTCAATATATTTTTTGCAAAGTAGGACAAGATTTTCAAATTTTTCTTGAAATTTATTTCCCGGCTCACCGAAAACGACGGCAAGCCGGGAAATTATTATTCAAAAAACTCGTGTGTGCCCGCTCCGACTTCGTGCTTTTCTCCGCCGATAATGACCGAAGCGCCGCAGCCCTCGGGGACGGTGAAAATATATTTTATCCTGCCGTTCTCGCGTCTCCACTCGCTCGCAACGGTGCCGCGGCGCGTGTCTATCGAGGCTCTGACAAAGTTCAGACGCTCGTCCGTCACGGGGCGGAAGATAATATGCTCGAAGCCCGGGCGATCGGGGTCGGAGTTTATTCCCGCCGCCGCGCCGTACATCCAGTCTGCGACCGCACCGTAGGCATAGTGATTGAACGAGTTCATGTCGGTGCTCCACATCGTGCCGTCGGGCTTTATACCGTCCCAGTGCTCCCAGACGGTCGTCGCGCCCTTTGATATAGGATAAAGCCACGAGGGATATTCGCGACGAAGCAGAAGGTCGTATGCCGTCTCGGCGTAACCGTTGTCGCTGAGTGCATGGAGAAGATACGGCGTGCCGACGAAGCCGGTTTCAAGATGCCCGGCGCGCTTCACAAGCTCGTTTAATTGAGTTGCTGTCGCCGCCCTGTCGTCCGTGATATCAAAACAGAGCGCGAGCACACAGCCGGTCTGCGTGGCGTTTTTCACTCTGCCGTTTTCCATATATTCGCGCCTGAACGCTGCCGCCGCTTCTGCGGGGATATTCTCATATTCCGCAACATCCCTGCCGAGCGCGTGTGCCGCCTTTATAAATAACTCGGTCGAATATTTGTAATATGCCGTGGCGATGAGCTCCTCGGGAGTCGCGCCCTTGTAGCTGCCCTCCGGGGAGTCGAGCCCGAGCCAGTCGCCGAAGTGAAATCCGCCGGAGCGTTTTCCGTTTTCGCTGCGCTCACGCATCCAGTCTATCCACGCTTTCATCGAATCGAACTGGTCTTCGAGTATTTTTTTGTCGCCGTAGGTTCTGTATATCTCCCACGGGCAGATGACCGCCGCGTCGCTCCACGCGCTCGAGCCGCCCATATCGTCGAATATATTCGGTACGACATGCGGCACGCAGCCGTCGCGTCCCTGGTCGGCGGCGAGATCGTGAAGCCACTTTTTGAAGAAGCGCTCAACATCGAAATTGAGGCTCGCCGTACGGACAAATACCTGCGCATCGCCCGTCCAGCCGAGGCGCTCGTCTCTCTGCGGGCAGTCGGTCGGGACATCGAGGAAATTGCTCTTCTGACCCCAGATTATATTTTTGAAAAGCTTGTTCACCGTCTCGTCCGAGCACTCGAAATAACCCGTGCGGCGGATATCCGAGTGTACAACTACCGCCGTGAAATTCTCTTTTTTTATCTCATCCGGCCAGTTTTCAAGGCGGATATAGCGAAAGCCGAAAAAGGTCAGCGCGCTTTTATATGTGTGCTCCTCGCCGTCGCAAATGAACTTTATCTGCGCGTCCGCCGAGCGGTAGTTGGCGTTGTAGAAGTTGCCGTCGCGGTCAAGCGTCTCGCCGTGAGAGATTGTCGCCTGCACACCGGGAGTGCCTTTTATCCTGAACTCGACATAGCCCGTCATATTCTGCCCGAAGTCAATGACCGTCTCGCCTGCCGGGGTTTTTATTACTTGCAAGGCAGGCATCCGCTCTTGCTCGACTATTTTTTCGCCCTCCTGCGGGATAAGCATATCCTTTTCGAGATCGACGCAGATGCAGTGCCTCGCGCTCCCTGCTTTGAAAGTCGCGTCGTAGATATCGCCGTCATATATATTTGTATATCTCAGCTTGCTCTCGCGCGCAGTCCACGAGCTGTCAGTGACGATGCTCTCCGCCGTGCCGTCGGCATAGACAATAGTCAGCTCGGCGATGAGCGCAGTGTCGCGATAGCCCAAAAAGTCGCTGCCGTCGCGTTTGCTTGCGATGGCGCGCCAGCCCTGACCGACCGTCACCTCGAGCGAATTCTCGGTCTTCAGCATATCTGTCACATCGTAGCTCTGCACCTGAAGCCTGTTTAAATAAGAAGTCCAGCCCGGAGCGAGGATAAAGTCGCCTACCCGCTCGCCGTTTAATTTTGCCTCATATACGCCGAGCGCAGTTATTTTCAATATTGCTTTTTCCGCTTTGGCGGCGCACCGAAAGTTTTTCAGATACACCGTACCGCCGCGCAAATTCTTTTCGCACCCTTTTATCCATTCGCTTCTCTCAAGCAT